TCACACTCACATATGTGACCACCTTCCCACCTAGATATAAACACCTTCTTCACTGGGAATGTACCACCTCTTGGCATGTTCTGCATGTTAGGGTTGCGTCCTGAGAACCTGCCTGTGCTAGTGATGTGCTGCGTCAGGCCTACGTGAAGGTATCCATCCTTCTTTGTGAAGACAGATATACCCTCAACGAATGAGGCTAGGTAGCTTGATATAGCTGATAGACGTTTGAGATCCTTAAGGAAATCCAAGGCACTATCCATGTTGTTAGCCTTAGCTGTAGTCATGAGGGTAGAAAGATTATCCTTACCTGTACTAAAGCCATTGGCACTAACCCATTTCTTATTGGGTGGCATAAAGCCTAGCCCAGCTAACTCATTAGACTTCCTTAGTTGGTAGCCTCTAGCATCACAATCCTTACATTTGTTAGGTCTGGCATACTTTGTGCCATCCTTCCTTACTTTATAGGTCTTGCATTGTCCTGCACAGGTAGGGCAGGTAAACGCAGTAGTCTTACGGACTTGCGTACTGTTAGCAAGCACTGCATCTCTGTACTCTTTGTCTGTCTTAGTGAAGTCGAACAGCCCAGCCCACTCTTTCTTGTTAGTCATACTGCGTGAGAACACAACCTGTGACATTTGCTCAGGGCTGTTAAGGTTGATAGGAGTATCACCCATAAGCTTGCGTACCTTAGTCTGTAGCCTCACCTCTATGTCAGCCTTCTCTGTCTCAAACTCAGTACGCACAGATTCCAGAGCCTTCAAGTCAACCTTGAGGCCTGATGAATACATACGGGATAGACTCAGGCATACCTTGAACGTGATGTCACGTATGTTGATCAGTGATTCTGAGTCAGGCTTAGCGTAGTCTTCTTGTAGTGCAACATACAATGCACGTGTGGTGGATAGGTCACACTGTAGGTAGTACGTAAGCTCTTTCAAAGGTATCTCGTTAGTGTTGTAACCTTCCTTGAAGTAAGTCTTTAGTGTGTCATCCTTCTGGAAGTCTAGGTTACGGCGCAACGCACAGTTAGCTAAGCTAATAGACTTCTTCTTGAAGGAACCAGTAGGGGTTATCTCCATGTGGTTGCCTCTCATCAAGACGTATTCAGCTAACATAGTGTCGTATATAGCACCACTATACTTGAAGCCACTCTCCCATAGCCACGGCATGTCATGCTGTGCATTGTGCAGTATCAATAAGGTTGCTGCATCCAACTTAGTTTGTAGCTGCTTAGCCTGTGACCCATCATAGTCATGAGCTTCAACGTGATCAAAGTTATAGATGTCCTGACTGCCTGATATAACTTCTTGTACACCCACTTGCACAAGCTTATTGGTTTCCTCGAAAGGATCTAGGTGCATCTTGCCACCCCTGTGTGTGACAGTATTCTCTACATCAAGAACTAATTCCATTGTCGCTCCTATCTATGCTAAGTACTGTGCCCTAGCTCCATCTAACTCACACGTTATCTTACCGTGCCACCCACCTTTAAGCTTATTCTTTGCAATAATCAAGTACCTTTGTGAATCAACTGTGTCATCTTCTGTTGCCTCTAGTACAGGGTTCTTAGAGATTAACACCATCAGGTCTGCTTCAGCTGCCTTGCCTGTCTTACTACCTTCCAGCATAGACTGATCTACATTGATCTTACCTTCAGCATCAGCTGATAGCTGTGACATCCATATGATAGCGCAGTCGTACTGCTTAGCTATGTTGCGTGCATGGATAGCTGCGTTCTTGAGATAGACATCTGACTTGTCGCTGTTCTTAACAGCAAACTTATCACCCATATCTAATACCACGATGTCAGGCTTGTATGCCTTGATGATAGCCTCAACCCATCCCATGTCCTTACCTGTACTATCATACAGTTCTATCTGCTTACGCACTGGCTCATAGCGTGAGGCAGCTAAGGCGTAGTTACCCTTGACCTCTTCCATAGATAGGGATGTTGCTGCACTTAGGTAGCGTGCGCCTACTCTCTCGTATGCCTCTTCATTACAAAGCACCAGACACTTGGCACCCTGAGAAGCAAAGCCACCCGGTGAACCTATCAAGGATGCGTGGAAGGATGTCTTGCCTGTGTTAGGGCGTGCGCCTACGATGATCAAGTGACCACCACTGATACCCTCAACGTTCCTACCTAAGCTAGGGATGTTGAACTTCCATTGCGACTGAATGTCATTGGCCTTGAGTAGGTGATCTATATCTATGTTACCGAACTCAAGCTTAAGGTTAGGGGTGAAGTCATCCTGATACGTCTGCAATAGATTACGTACAGGCTCAAGGCTATCAAGTGATCCATTAACGTAGTCGAACCCTATGTTGGCAAGCTTGTTACCTAGTACCTGCTGAAATAATTTAGATAGTACCTCACTAGCTATCTCTTTGTTCATTGATTCCTCACGTGACACACGCTTGAATAGATCATTGTAGACCTGCTTGTTTGCCGTAGTCATTGTGCTGTTGTTAGCAAAGAACAAAGCCTCAAGCTCAGAGGTAGTGAGTGTACGCTCATAAGTATTCATTGCGTAGTCTAGTGTCTGCTTGATCTTACGCACATCCTTACTGAACAACTCATCCGGGCATCTTATACCCTTGTTGTTATCATAGAACTCCTTGTTCATAAGAGTTCTTATCAGGGCTAGTTCCATCATTTAATATTCTCCTTTGGTACTACTTTATACATACCCTCAGGAGTTCTGTAAGAAGTAATTATGTCAGTGAACTGTTGTAAACTCATGTATAACATCTGATAATCATCCATCCCCTCATCAAACTGGCGTATGTATACGATGCCATTATCTGCAATGACCATCTCGACATCTTCAAAGAGGCCAGAGTGATCCAGTGTAGTAACTACAGATGCATCTGATTCAAATTCAACTGTAAACATTATGTCCACTTTCCTCTTACCTTTGATTGCTGTCTCTCTTCATCTGACATTGGTCTTATGTATGGCACAACAATACCTGTGTTCCAATTCTTTGCTTGGGACATAGCCTCTTCTTTGTCAGAAAAAATTAAAGGCTCATCATAATTAGTAAAAACCTTTTTGCCTGTATCGTATGCCAACTCTCCACCTTCTATCTCAAACATTACTGCCCACATATTATCCTCCTGTTACATCTAAACATACGACACCTATGCCGTTGTGAGTTATCATTACTTCAGCCAGCTTTCTTTGTACCTCGCACTGTTCATACGTAGTGTAACTATCTATGTGATAGTACTCCAAGCTCTGACCACTGATTAGTTCTAACCACACTAAGGCCCACATTTTTGTAACTCCTCTAATTTATTTTCTAAGTCAGCTATCTCTTTAGCTAGAGCAAATAGTTCTTCTTCTTTAAGTGCTATCGCCATCTGTAAGTTCTCTATCTCACCTGCCATACCCATTCTACTTCTCCAATCTCAAAGCAAACCATGATGTAGGAAATAACTCCTTCATGCTGTTACAGATTTTATTTGCTACTAGCCTAGTCTCTAGCTGTGTATCACCTGCACACCTAAGATTGCACATATCAGCGAAGGCGTCAAGGCTACCTGACCAGTACCACTCAGTCATCATTGACTGTGGTAGTACCATACGTGCTTGTTCTGGGCATACTCCATTGTTAATTAGGTTCTCGTATGCAACAAACTGTCTGTACCACTGCATACCCTGATCCATGTAGACCTGAACAACACCATCACTGCCCTGCTTCTTATCTTCTGACCTACCACGCCACTCGTCAGGCTCATAGAACTCAGGCTTACTATCCACATACCTACGGCTGATCTCATTCCAGCGTAGGAACTTGTGCTTAACCAACTGCCTAGCCACAAAGATAGGTGCCTTTATGTGGAATGACGCAAAGCAATGTCCAAAAGGAGAGAAGTGTTTATGCTCGGCTAAATAGTGGATCAGCTTACGATCTCTATCTTCTAGTATATTATCAGAAAAGACAGACCATTGTGATTCTTTACCAAAGCTAACCCTTGCAGCATTAACCACTGACAAATCATTACCCATGTGATTTACATATGTTGCTTCAATCATTAGAACGGCACCTCACCATTAGCGTCACGTGGATCTATATAGTATCCCTTCACCATGTGAGCAGGGATCTCTTTAGTAGATACAGGGTGTACAGGTGTAAGCCCCATCTCCTTAAGGAAGTCTTTCAAGCTATCCATTTATCATCTCCTTTAATCTTTCTACATCAGAGTCTAACTTATATTTAATGTCATCGTCAAGCCTTAAAGCTTTAGCTTTTTTACCTGTCCATGTCTCTACCTCTTGCTTGTACGATAGTGTCTTGCTCATGGCATCAGGGTCTAACGCTATGATAACCTTATAGAAATTTCCTATGTGCTCTATCTGCGCTGGGCCTAGTGACGTACCAAGGATAGCTAAGCCTGTTGTGTTAGGCATAAGTTGCGCCACGACAATGGCACTGATCACATCCTCAACCACCACACACACACCATTTGATAGGCCAAGCATACGCTTGAACACAGATGCTTGACCAGTGTAGCGAAACCATTTAGGTACGGCACCATCAAGTGCACGCCCCACTGCATCAATCACTACACCCTTATGCTTGATAGGAAAGACTGCACGCCTATCCTTAACGTCATAGAAGATCTCCTCATTGGTTAATCCCCAACGCCCTAAGAACCTATGTAGTAGCTGATGCTCAGGCTTAGGGTTAACGACATACTCAGGGTATGGCATAGCCTCTATCTCCTTGCGTACCTTTACGTCAAGCCCCATCATACGTCTGCGTATCTCATCAGCTGTCATGCCTGTAGTAACTGCGCCACGTATGCCACAGCCTAGCTTGTAACAGTTGTACATAACTGCACCGCCATCCTTAGACGCAGTGAAGGTATTGTTACCGCCACAATTAGGGCAGTGCATACGGGTTGTATCACCCTCACCTAGCATAAGATCCTCTACATATTTCTTAATGTCCATGTGCTACCTCTTCTCTTTCCTTATCGTGTATCTCACTGTGACAATTAGCACAAACTAATATGCACTTTCTCATCTCTTCCTTTACAGACTTTCTTGAGTAGCCGTGCATCTGACTTAGAGGAAACTTTTTAGAATGCATATGATGAAAGTGTAATGCACTTAAACTTTTTTTGTAACTGCAAACTGAGCAACCACATATACTTTTATATCTTTTTATAAAAGCCCTGTTTGCTTCAGCGTTTTCTTTCTTTTGTTTAGCCTTGCGTATTTTTATACGCCCTAAAGCTTCTGGACTTAGCCATTGTTCCAAAGGAACTGAACGATCCCCTGTAGCTAGGGTTGTTCTATAATAGTATTGTATAAATGAGTAACCATCTTCTCTAAGATGTCCATGTCTTAAAGGTAAACCTAGATAGACTACTTCGTCTTGAGTTATAAAACTCTTTGCATACTCACTTCTCATACTTACTTCTTCCTATTTGCTAGGGCATTAGTTGCACCTGTGAGTGTGTTAACTAAGTAAGGCTTAACACTTTGTGGATTACTGTGACCACTGACCTGCATAATACCGAAGGTATCTACCCCACCCTCAACAAGTTGAGTGATACCAGTGCGGCGTAAGTCCATAGCTGTTATATCAGAGGGCAGGTTTGCAGCAGCCTTAACCTCATTCACTAGCTTATGTATATCTCCACTAGCATACGGCTTGTAAGCGCTACCCTGTGGCTCCACAGCAGGTGCCACGTACTGTTGAAAGCCAAACGTATCCTTCTGTTCAACCAGCATACGGCATAGCTCATCATCTATAGGTAGTCGTACCTCTGACCTACGTTTGCTCTGCTCTAAGTCGAGTGTCTTGGTAGTCAAGTCTATGTTAGACCACTTGAGTGTACGCATGTCACCTACACGCTGCGCCCATTCGTATGCCATGTGTATGATCAAGCCAATGCTGCGCCACTTCCACTCACTATACGCTGTGTCTAAGAATGTAATAACCTGTGCGTCAGTCCACCGCACCTTACGTATCTTATCTTTAGTACGTTGGATCAATGTCACAGGGTTAGTCACTAATGCCTCATGCCTGATCGCTGTATTGAGTACAATACTTAGGCACGTTGCCATGTAGTTGGCTTGCCTTATGCCTACGTCAGTCTGCCATTTGTCATACGCTACAGTGGCGTGCTTGAATCGTAGGTCACGCAGTTTAATGTTACCTAACTGCTTATCGTTTTGTACTTTTGTTTTGCACACACGCAGTAAGTTGTAGTCGTAGTCTTTCTTGCTACGATTCGATAGCGCATGGTACTTAGGAGTATGTACATAGAAGTCGCACGCTGTCTCTATAGTATGTGTCTCCTTAAGTTCCATGTGCTTACGTATCATTTG